TAACTTTCGCTCCAAAGGCACTTAATGGGGTTTTTATAATTTTTTCTAATCCAGTACCAATCTGCCCAAGATTAGGAAGTTTTATATCAGATAATCTTTTTAAATTTAGTTGAAGAGTACCAATTTTTGCAGCAAAACCACTTAATGGGGTATTAATGATTTTTTCTAACCCATTAGCAACATTGAGAAGATTTGGGGCTTTAATCGTACTGAGTGTAGTTAAAGATTGAGTAAGTTTATTTAAGTTGGCTGGTGCTTTGATTGCTTTTAATGCAGTGGAAAACTCACGTATGCTTGCGGTAGCAGTTTTTATTCCAACATTTAATGTAGTAAAAGATTTAAGAACTCCGTCAATTTGTTTTGGATCAGCCCCAGTAACTTTTAATACAATTTCGACAGTTTTCTGAACATCTGCTGCCATTTTATTTTCTCCCGGACATTGCTTGAGCTAAATTTTTCCAATTTTTTCTTACTTCATCAGGTGATATTGTCTCTTTTTTCTGTTTCTTTTGTTTAACACCTAAATCGGAAATTAACTTTTGCAAATCCTCAAATGGATAGTTATTTGCGATCCAATTATCAGTAATCCTTTCAGCTTTTGCATTTCTATCATTTAAAGTTATTACTCTAAAAAACACCCCAATTTCAGCTAACGTGTACTTTTTAATGCTTGACCAAGAATGCCCATTTGCAACCAGTACTTGAATTGCAGGAGCTATTTCTTCTTTTTGCTTACCTTCGGCGCTGGAGGACTCGGTTGCGTTGGAAGGAATTTCTCTATCAAGCTGTTGAAGTTTTTTACTAATGTATCCTTTGATTTTGAATTCACATCAATAACTACATTTACAATTTCAATAATCAAATCAATTGGTAATTGCTCAAGATCCTCAATGTTCACATTTGCAGCCTCTTCTAAAACACTGGGAAAATTAACAAGTAACAAAGATGCAATTTTAAATAAATTTTGCTGATCTTCATAATTTTTCCAAGTAACACCATCTCCAGCAAGAATTTTGCCGAATCCAGTTAATTGTTTTGAAATGGTAGCAATTTGCAGAATGCTTAAAGGACGAATAATAATTTGAGTATCACCAATTTTTAAAGATTCCCCAGGAAATAAAGAATCCAAATCGACTGATAAGCTTTGTCTTGGAATAGGCATTGTTTCTCCTTCTGTTTTTAATAAAACTCTTCTTATTCAAATGGTGCTACTTCTTTTTACTTCTTTGGAAAAAGCATAACAAACAAAAAAGGAAAAGGCAAGGGGTTTCATTGACAAAATAAAAATTTTATTGTATAAGGTATAAAATACATATAATATACAAGGAGCTAAAATGAAAACAATAGTGGTAATTCGATTAAATCCAATAGTTGATTCATGGTATAAAAAAGAAGCAATTGATAAACAAATGACAAAATCTGAATTAATGAGAAAAATATTAACAGAACATAAAGAAAGAGGTATATATGACCAAAAGATTAACCACTAAAGCATTTATTAAACGAGCAAAAACCACTCATAATAACACATATAACTACTCTTGTACTGAATACGTTAAAAGTACCATTAAAGTTAAAGTAGCCTGTAAAAAACACGGTATATTTGAACAATTACCATTTGTTCATTTATCTGGGTGTGGCTGCTCAGAATGTAAAAAAGAAAAAATAGGAACTCAATTTCGTCAAACCAAAGAAAACTTTATAAAACGGGCAATAAAAAAACACAAAAATAAATTCAATTATGATAAAGTCATTTACAAAAATTCAGATACCAAAATAAAATTATTTTGTAATCAACATCAGCTTTATTTTGAATGTGCCCCATATACCCATTTAAAAGGTAAAGGGAGTTGTCCAAAATGTAGGTATGAATCAACAGCTAATAAATTATACTTGACTAAAAAAAAATTTATTAAAAAAGCCACAAAAATTCATGAAAATAAATATGATTATTCAATGGTGGACTATAAAAACAACCATACAAAAATCAAAATTGTGTGTGAAATTCATGGAAAATTTAAACAAAATCCCGCTGATCATTTATCAGGACAAGGATGTCCAAAATGTGGTATAATAAAACGAGATCAAACGAAACGCAATGATATTAATTTTTTCATTAAAAAAGCCACAAAAATACATGGAAATAAGTATGATTATTCAAATTCAAACTATATTGCAGCAGTAGAAAAAATTAATATCATTTGTCCAAATCACGGGGAATTTTTTCAATTAGCTGATAATCATTTAGCTGGAAAAGGGTGTGCAAAATGTGTACATCAAATTTCTAAAGGGGAAAATGAAATAACAGAATGGATTAAATCATTAAACGTAAAAGTAAACACAACAAATACAAAAATAATTAAACCACAACATATTGATATAGTTCTACCAAAATATAATTTAGGGATTGAATACAATGGACTTTATTGGCATAATGAAAATAAAGGTAAAGGACAATTTTATCATTTAAATAAAACTGAACAAGCCAATAAACAAAATATGCTACTATTACATTTTTGGGATTACGAATGGGAAAATAAACAAAGTATAGTTAAATCAATTATTTTAAACAAAATTGAAAAAAATAAGGGAAAATATTTTGCACGAAAATTACAAATGAAAACGATCAAAGCACCACAAGCAAGAGAGTTCTGTGACGCAAATCATTTACATGGATTTAGAAGTGGGTCATTATATCTTGGGCTATTCCAGAATAAAGAATTAGTATCATTAATGATAACGGCTAAAAATGGGGAAATGATACGTTTTGTCAATAAAATTTATTATTCCGTAGTTGGTGGATTTTCAAAATTGTTAAAGTACTCAAATGTAAAATATTCATTTGTGGATAGAAGAGTGTTTGATGGGCATGGTTATTTACAAAATGGATTCATTTTAGAAAAAGTAACCAAACCGAATTATTTTTATACTCACGGGGGGAATAAAATAGGATCAAGACAACAATTTCAAAAACACAAATTAAAAAAGAAATTAAAACTATTTGATCCCAATTTAACAGAAGTACAAAATATGGCAAAAAATGAATTTTACAGGGTTTTTGATTGTGGTCATTTAAAAATGAGGTACATGAAATGAAACCCCATGCACCTCATATTTAATTAATCTATGTTGCTACTTGATCCATAATGATGTTCATATATGGAGATGATGCATGGTTAGCTTCGTCTTTCAAGATTTCTCCTGTAAATCCAAGAGTTGACCAATCATCTCCAATCAGAGCAGTATCACCAGAAGGAGTCAACGATATTGACCATATTTCAATTTCCTGTTGATTACCAGCAGGATTATCAGATACAAATCTAAGTTTACCAATAAGCTGAGTATTGGCAAAAGATGCAATATTTGTATATGTCAATGCAGCAGAGGTATAATCCACATACAGAGTTTGATCCTCAATAATTGCATCGGCACATCCGGATTGATCTTCATGAACAAGAACACGCCCAATCTTATCATCGCTAAGAACGGTACTGATTTCATAGTTTGCCAGCGGATTGGATGCAGGACCCTCCACATAAGTAACTGTGGGAGTTGCATCATCACCAATTATGACAAGAGAAACCCCACGTTCAGTTAAGTCAGCCCTCATGCCAAGATGAGCAGTGATTTCCTCATCAGTGATTGTAGCACCTGTCTGTGTAACTGTAGTAACATCACCAAGAGTCAACAGAGCTAAATTTTCTTTATTAACTTCATCAAGAGTAAAAGTAAGGCTTGGAGTTATCTGTGAAATAATCTCTTTATCCTTTGCTTTCAACCCGCCACGGGAACTGAAATGCTCTAATTTTTCAAGAGCAATACTGAAGGTAAATGCTGGAGCATTTCCTAAATCCCTTTCACCTTGATAAACGCCATCTACGAGTTGATTAAAAAATACAACCCCTTTTCCTAATGTATAATTGTCTGTATTCGGTGCAGTAGCCATTTTAAAATCTCCTTTTAAGAATTATTATCTATAAATCATTGTCCACATATACTAAATCTAAAATTAAACTCATCCCTAAAATATCAGGTAAACCATATCCAGTAGGACCATCAGTACGGCTTTCATGGATAAATGAATTATTTGCAACTCGGGAATCAAATTTTCCAGATACTCTGGAAGTAAAAACATATTGCCGAAGTTTTCGATAAATGGTTTTTATATCCGCTTCTTTATTAGTCACAATCTCAAGAGTGACTTCTAAAGCACGTTTTACAGGATAACCAGTATTCCCACGAGATGAATGTTTTATAATATTATCAGTACCTTCTAACATAAAAATACAAGGCATGTCCTCTTCTTGAATCGGGGCTGTTGGAGTGCGTTTAAAGGATAACACACCAATACCAGAACGATTTGCTTTGATGCGTTCATATATTTCCAATAATCCATTTTCACGATTAATCATGTGAATCCTTTAACCAGTTCATCAGAAACTTCAATTGTAATTTTATCAAGCAACCCCCTATTTCCCATCACAATATTTATTGCCCCACCAACCGTTTTATCATGACCTGGACTCAGTCCACCAGCCCAAACACGTCCACCAGATATTTTAAGTTTTCCAGTACTTCGGGATTCAAATCGACCTGATTTTTTACTTCTATGGGGAAAATACCAGGGACTTTTTGATTGTGGAGCACCAGCTTCCATAAATTGCCCATAACCAGGAGTATCATTAGAAATTCTCAATGCAGCTAATGTATCACCTGATCCAAACCGCACTCTCCCGGCTCTCCAACGTGAAGCATAATACCCAGAATCTACTGGGGAATGAGCAGCCAACTCCCTAATCAAAACAGAATCCTGTTTATAAATTATTTTTTGTGCCCCAAATTTAATATTCCGTTTAAAAGATTTAAATATCTTTATTATTGAATCTATAGTATCCATTAGGTTCGCCTCAATAATAAAGTATAAATAACCGACATTGGATCAAGTTCTTGCCCTTCAACAGTATAAGTTTCACCATCAAAAATACAATAACCTTTAGTACCAATATCCAACAACACATCTTCGGCTGGAACTAACCCTTTAATATCAGTTGGCTGAATTAACGTGGAAAATGTTAATAGTTCAACATCCTTTTCAGTGAATTTCTCAAAAATACACCTTATGTTACAATTTTTAGTTGTAACATCATCAAACCCATTATTAGTATCTATATTATAAGTTCCACTTTTAATTGCTTCACTAAAAGTAGAAAAAATAGTATTGACACCTTTTACAAATATGCTTTTTAAAGCAGCCATATCATGCCCTCAACAATCTCACAATACTGCCATAATTAAGACGCAAATCTTTAAGAATCTTATACACTTTTTCAGGAAGAGCTTTTTTATTGGTTTGATTGGGTTTTTCAGCCCCAGCTTGAATCATTAAAGATCCAGCAGCTAATTTACCAATTCCTGCTAATGGGTCATCAAGAGTTCTATCCTCTTCAAGAGAGGATAATGCCAGTTCATATACGGCAACCTTTACTTCAGATGGAATAGTATCTTCATCAATTACTGTACCATCCCTTCGTATTGCAGCAGTTCGAGGCCATAACATATTTTGTGTTGTGGTCTGTTTTGTACCTTTCCATTTAACATACCAATCTAACATCTGTGAAGATGTTACCAACACCTTTGTTTTATCCTCAAAATCTTCCCAATCAGAGGAATGCACACGATCAAGAAAGTATGCATTTGCCTCTGACAAACTGACATATGAATTAGCGTCCGATGCTCCTATGGTCGCAATAAGTGCCATTCATTCCCCCTTTATTTCTTGGGAATTTTACGAACTTTTTTTACCTTCCGTTTTTCGACTGAAGGGTCTTTACCCGGAGTTTTTTCAACTTTGGGTTCCTCTGCTTTGATTCCATCCACAACAAATTCATCCTTTGCTTTATCCGGGACAACTGGTTTAGCTTCTGGTTTAGCTTCTGGTTTTTTAAGTGACCAACCAGCTTCCAACATAATTGGAATCTGTTCTTTATCAGCATTGGCACATTTACCAGCTTCATTATAAACCTTCATATTATCTCCTTTTATTAATTAATATCAATTAATTATCAATACCTACGCTGTTTTATCACCAACAAGAGTAACCCTTCGAGGATCAAGACAGAAAGCACCAACCAGAAGATCAAGGGACATGGTGGTAGTTTTGGAGGTAAGATCGTATCCTTTTACAATACGAATACTCACACCATTATTATGTGCAGTTGCAGCAACACGATCTTCAGGAAGATCGAGTATTGGAAATGCAACAGCAAGAGCTTTGTCATCAAAAATTGCACCATGATGCTGTACATCCTTTCCAGAGCCAAGAACAGTAACAGCAGCCCCATCAGGAATAAGTTCTGTGATTGGGTCTTGCAGAGTAAGTTCTAACACTGTATCTCCAGTAGCGGACCCAGCATCAGTAGAAACGAGGGTGTTAATAATAGGTCTGCGAACACCAGCAATAACAATTCTATCGCCAGCAACCAATGTTAATGTGGATGTACCACAACCATCAGTAAGCAGGGTTTTATCCCCAATAAGGTTGCGTGCTCCACTATCATTATCGGTAGTAGATACATAAGTACCAACAGTAGCCGCAGATGCTTCAGTCGGAAATGCAATGCTGGAGAAAAAATCCATCCCCATTACATGACCCATATCAGCAGTTCTTAAAGTTCTTACACCATCAGCTCCACGAGTCTGGGATTGATTAAACCATGTCTGACCTAACAGAGCAGCCTCAATATCAAGATCAACAAGACAAAAACGATTCATGGACAACTGTTGCAAAATTGCAGCTTTACGGGCATTTGCAATATCAAGAGCTGATTCAAATAATGCTGTACTGTAATAAGCACCCGCACCCTGAAGAATTTTAGTTCCAAGATGGGTATCAACTTTTTCAGCAAGTTTATAAGTGGCTGGGCGAATTACCTGATCTACAAATGAGTCTAAATCAAGAGAAGTTTCTTGTGCTGTAATTGCAACAGAAATATCATAATGCTTCTCAATTTCCAGGGCACGAACAGAGGAAGTAACAGCCTGTGTAACAATTGTAGAGGAAAATTCTTCAACCGCATACTCACCATGAGTCCTAAATGATACTGAATCCCCAACTTTCCAACCGTTTGATTTGTTAGTAAAGTCACTTGTTTTGTCTTTTGCACAAAGGGGAGCAATTACAAGTGCGTCCTCAAGATGTGATAATGCTTCCATCGCAAGAATTGACGGATGTTCCCAAATATTAGCCATTTTAAAATCTCCTTTTAAGAATTAAATTTTGCCCCTTCTTAAAAAGAAAGAGGCCGATAACAACATTTAAATTAAATTTGTTTTCCGCCCCCAAGGCTTCAAATAGAGTTTCCCAAAAACTCCTATACTATTATAAATCTTATATTAAAGTATATCAATACACCTTGTCAATAAGAAAATATTATTTTTTTCCATCTCTAAGTTTTCTGTATGCAGTCATATCTCCTTTATCGGCTGCATCAGCCAATTTTTGATCATAATCGGAATCATTACCAAATGATCCACCAGGAGCATTCGCACCTTTCGATCCAGGCCAGTAATGAGGTGAAGTTAATTTCAATTCTTCGATCCAATTTTTAGGAGTAAGTACTTTATCCCCCTCTTGCGTTTTAGCAAGTTTACCTTCGGAGTCTCTTGCCTCAATTAGATTTTTTTCATCTAAGGTGAAAATAGTTCTACCTCTCAAAATAACATCAGACAAAGCTTCCCCTCGAACTTTTGCTTCCATTGCAGCTTCCCTCAAACCATCTTCTATAACTTTGGACTCATACAATGATTTAAATTTTACTTCACTTTTAGAAGTCGTATCAAATTTACCAAGAAGTTCTGTCATTTCAGCTTCATGATCTGATTTCAATACAGAAGTTTTTTGTTCAATTAAATCTTCTAATTTACCATCTTTCATAAACTGGGCATCTTTATTTTCCTCATGAAACTTTAATGCATCTTTTGCAAGTATTGGGTCAATACCCTCAAAAGATTTTAAAGACTCTTGCAGCGTTTTCTTTTCATTCAAAATATCTGAATTCTTTGTTTTTAACCCTGCAACTGCATCATCCACTTGTTTTTTTGCTTTGTTGTTTAAATTAACTGTAAGTTCATCCACTTCTAACTTGTGCATGTCTTCCACTTTTTCCCTAATTGCTTTGTCCTCAATAAATTTAAAATCTGGCATGTTATTTCTCCTTAAATTATGAAATCCTCAAGATTTCAGTTATAGAACCCCCAGGATTCTCCTTATGAAGCATCATCTGGACCTTCTGCTTTTTTAATAAGATTTTTTGTTTTGGTACTTGTAGTTTTTTTAACTCCAATTAAATTACCATCTTTATCTTTAAGTGATAATGGATCATCCTCTTTTTGTTCAGGTGGTTGATTCTCTTCCAATAATTCAAGATATTCATCAAAACCAATTTTTTGATCAAGCAACCCAGAATAAACAAGATATCTATGAACAACATTTAATGGAATAACACTCTGTAGATAACCTTCTGTAATCTGATCAAGAATTGCAGCATCAGGAATTCCTTGAGTAAGAGAAGTAGGGGCATCAAGAACGACCTTAGACTCATCATACCCAGCCCATCGGCACATCAAAAGCAGGCCCTCTTTAATCGCATTTATTGCAGACAAATATACAGAATAAATAGATGCAGATTGAGTTGCTTGTCGAATTCTCAAAGCTTCAGCAGCTTCAACACCCTTTCGAGCATCAAGAATGGCTACACCATGTCGAATAGCCTCTTCATATAGAGTTGTAATGTGATCCGAGACATGTTGCAATGCTGCGGTATCAGTTTCAGTATAAAAGATTCGAGCTTGCTCATTTGGCAATACAATCATAACAGAAGAACCAACCACATTTGGTAAATCCTCTTCATTAGTGGCACCAACAATACATAAAGTTGGATTACATGAAAGATATTCAGAATTTGCAAGATCAGCCTCTTTTCGATAAATTTGAACTGCAATATTTGCTACAGCAATTAACGGAATTGGCTGAGTCTCATAACTGTTATTAATTGATCCAGCAAGATACAAAGGAATTTCTTTTATTGGTTTGCCCATAAAATTAGGTACAATCTTAGAACCAGCAACCTCCGCACCATCCTCAAACATAGTAACTGAATAATTTTCAGTTATAGGATCTAAACTAAGAACTCGATGCACATCCTGTGTCTCATGAGAAAAAATATCATCAGAAGATGGTTTTGTTTCTGTCAAAACTCCAAGAGTTAAATTTTGTTCTTCACCAACAATAGCAATTTTCCAATTTATGAAATTCTCAGCATAATATTGAACAAATCGGAACTCATTTTTTTCTTGAAGAATATCAATTAATAATGGGACACGTCCAGTTTGAAATATCTCAATAACAACATCAAGAAATAATTGCTGGAGTGATTTTCCATCTTTAGTTGCATTTTTAATTAAATACTCAAGCTGTGGAGGAACATTAAATTCAGGTAATTTTGTAATTACAATACCCAAAGCCCCAGAAAGAGCATAAGCAGTAACTAAAGGAAAATGTGCCCTTTCAATATATGAATCATAAGCATCTGCATAATCACCTGTCATCCCGGAGGGGCGGGGTAAGTATTTTTCGGTTTTTGATTTCACCACATCTTCCCCATCTATACAATCCCTGATTTTTGTCCATGAATTCACTACCTTATCATAATCTGGGTGATGTGTATCCACAGAACCAAATTTAAGTGTTGCCATTTTAATCTCCTATTTACGTTTAGTAAGTGTTCGTGGGGTTACTTTATTACTGAATGATTTAGCAGGGGCTTTTCGAGCAGGGGCTTTTCGAGCAGGGGCTTTTCGAGCAGGGGCTTTTGCAACTTTTCTCATTGCCATAGCTCTTTTCTCATCTTCTTTTGCCATAACCTTTGCTTCTTTTACTGCCCCTTTTATACGTGCAGGGGTTGATCTAATTCTTTCCGCTTCTGCTAAAGTTCTTGCATCACTTTCTCTCATCCATTTTTTATCCTGTGCTGCTACTGATAATCTTGGTGCCATTTTAATCTCCTTTATTAATTTTTAACTTTTCGTCTGGACATTGATAACATTTTTCTGGAAAGTAAATATCGTAATGAATCGCCACAATTTGATACAATAACACCATTTCCTAAAGCAAATGTATGAGTCTTATTAACTGTTAAACAAAATACATCTTGTTTCTTTTTCATTTTTTTAATTGATATTATTTTTAACCCGTAATTTTGTTCCACATTTACAAGAACAGGTTTTGGTTTTGGAATATTTATTAATTGTAAACTTTGTGGAACATATTGAACAGATTCGTTCAATATTATCAATTCCTGATTTTTTTCTATACATGGATTTACAATTATTTGAGCAAAAGGCGTTAACTGTTTTTCTTCTGGATTTATGAATTTTTCCACACATACAACATTCCCTGATATAGTCTTGATGAAGTACTTTTTTAGTGTCCTCATAATGTTTTTTATGCCATTTCTTACCTTTAACTCCTTTATGCCATTCTGCTGCTGCATCCCGTGCTTTTTTTGACCAAGGGTGTGGGTTTTGTTCCATGTGCATGGACTTGTGCCTATCTGAACGCAATAATTCCAAATCTTCAATTTGGTTTTTTGTTTTATCCAATTTTTTATGGTGAATATCATATCCTTTTGGTATTTTACCTTTATGGAATCGGTAAACTGTTTTATGTAATCGTTTTCCATTATGTTGAAAATATTCTCCACAAAGATAAAACCTTTCCCCATTAAATTCTTGAATTGTGTTGGAAATAACTTTGACTCTTTCCATCTTAACTTCTCCTTTATTTTAAGTTTACTCACTATACATAAAATATCGGAAAGTATCAATGAAGTCAATTCATTTATTTCAACTAATCCATTTGTTGTTAAAAATTTTTGATCTTCTGTGCATTCTACAGAAAAGCCATCAGAAAATGTCACTTTAATAACTTCTGAATCTTTTTTTATTAATCTACAATTATGAAAATCAACAAATTCACCATTAACTGTAAGAACTTTCCCAACTGTACCAACTAATTCCCCAATAGATTGAACACCTTTATTCGTAATTATCGGAGTATCAAAAACAAAACAGTGATCTTCAAGCAAAGTATCCACATCTTCTGGCTTTTTCTTATCTCTTTGTAACATTGGTAAAGTTCTTAAATGATGCCTCGCAGCATCAAAAAAATATAAACCAGGGGCTTCTAAATCTTCCTTCTTTGCTGCATTT